GAAGATAGATAGAGTCAGTATCACTAGCAATAACATAATCTTTACCCTCCGTTTTTAGAATTTTGTTTAGAAAATCATTCATCTTGTTTTCTATCCAACGGATAGAAACCTGACCAGATAGTGTAATAGCTTCTGCGTTGGCAAGTTGATAATAGCGAAAATATTGATTGCCAATAGCACCATAAGCAGAATTAAGGGAGATCTTTTTTGCCATTTGAATGTTATTACATCTGGCAATCTCTTTAACAAGATTGTCTGTTGGGTTTTTTTCATACTCTTGCTTTGCCTCTAGCATTCTTTTTTTAAATATCACTCTCTCATTGTACATCTTCTCCATCAACTCAGGTAAGAATCCTCTCTTGTCTTTACGATACATCGCTCCATTAGCACAGACAGCATTGTCTTTGTGCATTTCAAATGTAAGATTCTTTTCAAGAATATCTTTGACTGAGACTGTTGGATGTCTTTCATCTCTGAGAGTCTCAGGAGATATATTATACTGCATGATGAGGTGTGGGTACAGACTATTAAGGTCAAAGGAAACAACCCAGTCATACTTGCCAGGTTTAGGTTCTTTTACATATGCTCCTGCATACTTTTCGTCCTTTTGTTCTGATATTTTTGGGGGAATTACAATGTTTCTCTTCTTAAGATAATTGTATATAATATTATCCCACATGCGAACCTGATAGAACACATCATTGTAATTAACTTTAGCATCATATGCCATAGTCAATGCTAGTTCAATCAGTTTCATCTTGTCTTCCAGACGGTCAACAAGTTCCACATCAATTATATTATATTCTACAAACTTCTGCCAACCATTTGTGTAGAAATCCTTAAATGTATCATGCTCAGAGTGATCTAATTTCTTCTGCCCTAGTTCTACCTGTGCAATATAGTCTAGACGATATGACTCTCTGTTGGTATAAGTAAACTTCTTATAAAGATCTAAGTAATCAAGTTGAGTTATACCACCTATGTCATATACAATATGGCGACGACCTTTGATATAAAGTTCTTTAGGAGAGCATAAACCCCAAGGAGATAATCTTCTAGCAACCTTATCTCCTAGAACTCTGTATAATCTTTTTGCAAGGTATGGTATATCAAACATTTGTATATTCCAACCAGTCACAATGTCAGGTGTATTTTTTATCCACCATGATATGAAATCATTTAAAAGATCAAACTCATTGTTAAATTGTTTGTAGTAATGATTGCCTTGCTTTAGTTTAAAAGGTCCTTGACCCCATGTAATAATTTCTTTTGTATTATAATTTTGCATAGAGATGAGCAACATCTCCTGATCAGCAGACTCTACATCAGGGAATCCATTCTCTGATTTAGTTTCAATATCCATCGTGTATAAACGAATCTTGCTGATGTCAAACTTTACTTCGTCTTGTGGATATTTGTCAGAGATATACTGATATATAAATCTCTCGTTACCGAACACTTGAAAATTATCTACAAACTCATACTGCCTTATAAATTCTTTTGTCTCTCGGACAGTGCCAGGTTTTACCTTCGCAACATACTTACCGTCTAGAGTCTTGTACTGTGTTTCTTTGTTTGATGATACAAATAAAGTAGGTTGATAGTCATCACGGATTTGAAAATACTCACCATTATCATATCCACGCACGAGGAACTTGTCCCCGATCATGCAAACATTTGTATAGAACTTCAACTAATAACCTCTTGATATGCCTCCAACAATTCTGGTTGGGGATCTACAATAGTTAGTATAGCATCTGATGAGATCATGCACTGGTGGTTTTGTGTCAGTAATTTACCTGGCCACCTTTGCAACCTTTCTTTCCACTCTTCTTTTCCTTCTCTAAACTCTACAGGATCTGTGAGTTGACAATCTGGTTCTCCTAGTTCACTTTGTACTTCTCTTATTTTAGTAACTAAAACCTTAGATTCATTTTTTAGAACCAATACTTTTACAATAGGATCCATTAGATTCTTCTTCCACGAGTTAAATCTTCATACATGTCCTTCAAGTCTGTAACTGGATCACATATTGTGGTAACTGTGTTAGGATTTATAATAAATGTTTGATCGTCAGATATCTCTAACCAAGTTTTTAATCCTACTTTTTTAGTTGTTGATAATGTTTGAGAACCATCCTCTTGCATATCCATTGTGTCTGTATACACAATCTCAAATGGTTTAATTACCATGTACTGTGTTTGGTCACCGTCTGTAACTTCTTTTATATCTGCAAGAAGTTGAGTGCCATCATTTAATATTCCGACTTTAATTGACATAATACATTATGTATGTAAAAAAGGAGGGTGGTTGGATTCCTGTATACCAACAAGTAACGGGCATTACTACAGAAGTAAAATCGTTACAGCCTGATACCTATCTGGTTAGATAGTTCTGCCATTCCTGACAGCGAGCACCACCTCTGTATCATCACCTTAACTAGCGGTTGCCAGTAAGTTTATTCAGTCACACCCATGTTGCGTCCAACAAATATAATATAGCAACAAATTAAATAGATGTCAACCCCTATTGCCAATATTCATCTAAAACATCAAAAACTCTGTTGAGATAATCATTTGCTCCTTTGCACTCCCACTCTCCCTTCTCTCCTATCTCGCATTTATAATGTAGTTCTCTTTTAAGTTGCATGAGTTTATTAGTCATAGCAACTTTGTCTAGTCTACCATTCATTTTGTTACTCCTTAAAGTAAAATATGTAAGAAAATATATTATGCCTCTTCTTCTACTTTTTTCTTCTTACTACCTATATTATATTTTGTCTCTAGTATCCAATCGTTTTTGTCTTTATATGCTAATACTTTAATTTGATTTAAAGGTGCGATATCTTGTATTTTGTCAGTATCTACAATACCAATTAAACCCCAATCAGCAAGAAGCTGAGCAATACGATTCCTACGCTGAACATCATTAGGAGTAAGGTTAGCGTGTTTTCCATCAAGAGCAAAAAGTTCTTTAAAGTGGACAAGATAATACCTCCCTTGCTTATGAAGTATGTGACAACTTTGATATATCTTCTTCTCTTTCCTACTTGCTACACCAATTCTTGTGAGAGTTTCTCTAACTTTGAGAAAATCATCTGGTTCATTAAGTAAAACTTCAACCATTTTCTCTGGCGACCACTTCACTTCAGGTTCTCTAACAACACTCATCGTTTTCCTCCAGTTTCAAATTTAGATTTTATAAAATCAAGTTGTTCTTGTGTTAGAATTCTCAAAGCTTGTTTTGCCTTTTCGTTACTATATCCATAGTAACGTTTTACATAATCAAGATCTTTGATCGTATCTTTACGGAGCCAAGGAGAGAATCTCTTCTTAGTTCTGAGTGTATTTAGCAAAAAATCATATTGAAGCTTCTTTTGTAAGAGAGGGTTCATATTCATCTCATTTGCAAACATAATTGCATCAAGATGACCAGAGAAGCAACGATTAATAATATAAGCAGGATACTCTTTTTCTAGAGAGGGGTCTTCATCTATTAAGTTTTTCTTTGATAAATTTATTGAATTTAACCAGTCTTTTAATTCAGTGCTCATACTTTTCTAATTCGCGTGTAACCTTATCAAGTAGATCTTGATGATAATCATACCATACTGTTGCATGAAATGGCATATCTCCTCTTTCTTGGTATGGAATATACGATCTTAAAAAACTTAACTGGTTCTTTAACATCTTCAATTGATCATAATTTAATTCTATCATGCAGTAACCTCTACTGTACACGAACAAACAAGGTTTCGATCTCCATATACATTATCGATCCTTGAAACTGCTGGCCAGAATTTATTTTTCTGGTTAACAGGGAAAGATGCCTGTTCCCTACTATAATCATAATCCCAAGCACCTGCTATCATTCTAGCAGTATGGGGTGCATTTTTCAAGATGTCTTTATTTGTAAATATTTCTCTTCTTATCATTTCCATTGCTCTGACAAATCTTTTTAGTTCATCAAGAGATTCACTTTCAGTTGGTTCTACCATCATAGTATTTGCAACTGGCCACGATAACGTAGGAGCATGGAAACCATAGTCCATCAATCTTTTTGCAACATCTTCTGCTGATACAGGTAAATTACGACAATCAAATATACATTCATGTGCCACTCTACCATTCTCTGCTTTATATAAAACTTTAAAGTCTGTATCTATTTTATGTGCTAACCAGTTAGCAGATAATAATGATATTTCACTTGCTTTTCTTAACCCATCTTCTCCCATCATACGAATATACATCC